TAGTTGGTCCGGAACCAACGTAACAGAATGTTCCACCAGATCCAACAGACTTCGCAAGAATACGAACACCGGAGGAAAGACCATGTGCAGTAAACGCTCTAGTTACTCTCAAGTCCCCAGAGGTAAAACCTGATGTAATTCCGTTTGGTGGTGTTGCAAGAACAGGCATCGCAGTGGTTCCTTGTCCAAGACCAGTCACAAACACACCACCAGTAACCGCAACCTCTTGAGCGCCTGCGACTCCGATCATTTTGACTTGACCTGTTACACCGACATGACCGCTTCCTGCTGTTCCTGCAATTGGAATGCTGCCTGCTGAAGGGCTTGCAATTGCGACTTGACCTGTTACACCGACATGACCGCTTCCTGCTGTACCACCTACGATTACAGGTGCAAGACTAGAGTTGCCGATGACAGCGACTTGACCTGTTACCCCAACAGCAATTCCGTTGGTTACACCATGAACATGAACACCTGTGGCGCCGGGAACACCGTACACAAACATTTGTGCAAAATCATAGTTTGTGGTAATGCCTACATTTTCGATGGAACCAGAGAAAGCAAGTGTTTGACTGGTATCAAACAAAATCTTCATTGATGTAACACCACCAGAGAAAGTAATTCCGTCCGACAATTCCTTGATTCTATCATATGCATCAGAGGAAGCGGTAGGGAAGGTTACTGGGAGTGGTTGAGCCTGAGTAACGATGTCTAGTGTTTTGCCTGTTCCATCATGAACACCGACAGCGATAACCTGAACGTGCTGAGTTCCACCACCACCGGAATCAAAACTCACACCTGTTACTTGATTTTCGGTGATTGTCTTGACGCTGGTAGATGATCCTACTGGTACAGAAATATTAGGGTCTTGAGCCACGGAAGTCTCCTTGATTGAACTTTCTATGTATAAGTATGTATAAGCACTTGACACTCTCTCAGAAAGGATTATACTTCTACTATGACTTTCAAGTATGATGACAAACAAAAGTTCTCCGCAAAGGTTGAGGAATTCGTCCGCAACAACGGAGGCGGTTATATCGAGGCGGTGCTAGAAGTATGCGAAACAGAGAATATGGAGCCAGAGGTCGGAGCGAAACTGCTAACACAACCGATCTTAGAAAAGATCCAATCCGAGGGGCGAGACTGCAATCTACTCCCCAAAGGGGGAAGTTTGCCGTTGTGAACGGATTCGATGTATACAAGACGTACATCGCTCTCAAGTTGCATTTCACCAAACCCACCTATGACTTCTTCAAGTTCAATGGTAAAACAAGCGTGAAATCATCCTCGTTCATGAATCGCAAGGATCGCCATTTCTTTGATAAACTCGCAAAGAACCACCCAAAAGATTGTGTGGGATTTCTAGTTGCTAACTTCGTGGAGCGAAATGACGTTTGGGTCGGAGAGGTTCTCGACTCTGACGCAGAGGATGTTTTTACAGCATGGAAACGCCGTTTTCAGTCATTGAGTAATGTGTATTCTGATGATTGCTCTCGCATCTTTAGTGAGGCTGATCTAAACCACATGTCATTCGATGATATCTTCAAGTTTCGGGATGGCAGACATCCACTCATCATGCGGCTTCTTTTACAACGAACAATCACTATCGAGACGTTTATCCTCATGAATAAACTACTTTCTTTCTTTGATTTGTTTGACAAAGAGATGGGTGATGATATAATGTGGAACGAACTAAGATTCAAATGTGAAAAGTACGCACCCTTCTTACCAAAAGGTGATTTAGCCAAGTATAGAGAAATCACACTAAGGGTAGCGAGAAAAAATGGACTTTATTCTTGACAACAGTGACGTTCGCATACATAATATACACGACGTATACGACGTACATTACGAAAACCCCGAATACAAGGAGATACTACTATGGGATTTCAAGATCTAAAGCGTAAGTCAGGCAGCAATCTGGAGCGACTGTCTGAGGAACTCGGTAAAATTTCAAAGGGTTCCGAATCCTACAAGGATGATCGCTTCTGGCGTCCAGAACTGGACAAAGCAAGTAACGGATATGCAGTGATTCGATTCCTTCCACCTGTGGATGGAGAGGATGTCCCTTGGGCGCGTCTGTTCTCACACGGTTTCCAAGGTAAGGGTGGATGGTTCATCGAAAACTGTCCTACCACTATTGGTGGTAAGTGTCCACTGTGTGAGGTCAACAATGATCTCTGGAACAGTGGTCTTGAATCGGACAAGGATATTGCGAGACAGCGTAAGCGTAAGTTGTCTTACATCTCAAACGTCCTTGTGGTGTCTGATCCTGCAAACCCACAAAACGAAGGTAAGATCTTCCTCTACAAGTATGGTAAGAAGATCTTCGATAAGATCAACGAAGCGATGAATCCTGAGTTTGAGGATGAGTCGCCTGTCAATCCTTTCGACTTCTGGGAAGGTGCGAACTTCAAGTTGAAGGTTCGTAAGGTCGCTGGTTATATCAACTACGACAAGTCTGAGTTTGAGTCTGCATCACAACTTCACGGTGGAGATGATGCTATTCTCGAAGAACTTTGGAAGAAGCAATACCCGCTCAAGGAGTTTACTGATCCGTCTAACTTCAAGAGTTATGATGAACTGAAGGCGCGTCTTGAGACAGTCCTTCATGGTGGTAGTGGGTCAAAGTCTAGTGCCGAAGACCTTGCTGAGGCAGAAGCACTCGTTGATCGACAAGTCGGATCTGTTTCTCCCAACAAGTCTGTGGATCCCGCATCGTCCGCAGCCGCAGAGGATACCGATGTTGGTGACTCTGATGATGCACTCTCCTACTTTGAGAGACTAGCGAATGAAGGTTGATTGAATCCCTTCATCATGATGTGGCAAGGGGCTCCTTCGGGAGTCCCTTGTTTTTTTATGCGAGACCATATGCGAGTCTATCTTGCGACACACGATCAAGGGTGTCATGAGCGTTTCTCGTCTTGAAGTTTCCACCCATAAACTGATTGGTTGTCATCGCTGTGTTTGATTGCACTGCATTTGAAACAGACGGTGCAGCAGCGGTTGTCATTGCAAGTTGCATGTTGTTGTTTTGAGCGGTTCCCGCTCTTACAAAATCACTCGCCGCTGATGTTTTTGGAGTGGGTGCGGTGATAGGAGAACCTTGACCACCCATACCCGCACCTGTTCCTGCATTTACTTGAGGACCGTCTGCTCCCGAAGGTTGTGCGGGTTCTGCACCCTCCACATCTGGCAACATGAATGAAAGAGCATCGTAGATTTTCTCTCCACCAATCGCTCCTGCGATAGCATCACCAACATAGCGTCCTGCAAGATCTCCAAGCACAGCACCCAAGATTGAACCCAAAACCGGAACAGGAATAAATGTTCCGAGGGCACCACCACCGACTGCACCAATGATTCCACCGAGACCTGCACCGATTCGCTTACCGATTGCTTCTTTCTTTTCCTTCGGTGACATCTCAGGATTACCCTTGATTGCCATGATATCAGCACCCGTTAGGAGTGCTTCGATACCAGAACCAATGATAGGAATCTTTTTCGCAATCTTTCCGAGGAACGGAACAGCCTTTGGTCCGAGTTTTGTCGTTAGGAATTTTACAGGTCTCGCTAGAAGGTCTTTTGCCATCTTTGCTTTCCCAGCAACAAACTTCGCTGCACCAGTGACACCCTTTTTCACCTTACTAATACCTGACTTTACCTTACCAAACATCCGACCAAAGAAACCCTTTGGTTTCGGTGCGCCTGCACTTGTTGGTTTCGGTGCGCCTCCTCCACCTCCTGCTGACGCTCCTGTTGACGCTCCTGTTGACGCTCCTGCTGACGTTGGTGTCGGTGCGGTTGTTGGTACTGCTCCTGCTGCTGCGGACGCTCCCGTTGTTGCAGCACCACTAATTCCGAGCATTCTTGCAGCGGATCCTGTTAGTCTTGAGAAAGTGGAACCCAAACCACCTACCATATTTCTAAGCATTCCACCTTTGCCAAATATCTTCGCAAAGTTTTTCTTGAGAGGACTAATTACATTTCTGAACAGTTTCATTCGGAAGAATCGGAAAGCAAGTTTCGGATTCTTGATTAGACGCAAACCTGTACTGAGCATGCTAAGCCCAGACATGATAGAACTGAAGATACCTTTTTTCTTCTTTTCCTCTCCTGCTCCCTCTACTAATTCACCGCCACCTTCAATGTTTTCAAGGGCATCAACGATTCTCTCTTCTCGTCGATCCTCCTCTTTCTCTTTTTCGACATCCGACTTTAGAGACTCTGCTATAATCGATGCAGTTTTACTTGTTGCGGAACAAATACATCTGAGAAGTTCTTCTATTCGACTGAGATCAATACCACCACCGGGGGATGCTAGACCCATTGCGTCTGGTGCGGGAACTGCTTGTTCTTCTCCTGCTCCCTCTACACCCGCAACACCCTCAACACCCTCAGCCTCAGCGTTTTCGCGTGCTGTCATCTCAGCATCAAGAGCCGCTTTTCTTTGCTTTCTTGCTTTACGAACACGGATTATGTTGCCTGCAAACTTACCGACAAAACCTCCACCCAAAGCACCTTCAACTAGACTCTCAGCGGTGGGGAGTGCTTTGGTAAAAGCCTCTCTTAGAACGCTTACTTCACCAAGACCCTGACTACCGACAGCGGCAAGTTCATCAATCGCATCTCTTTCGGTGTCAGCGAGTCGTTTTGCTTGTTCACGAATATCACTGAGTTCATTTGCAATCGCTCTTGCTTCTACAGCATCCGCTTCGAGCAGTCTCTTCGTAAGGTAGATTGTTCTATCTTGTAGGAACTTTGCGGCATCAGAGGTAACCTGAACATTCATCGCAACTTGTTGCTGAAGAACTTCGTCCAACGCTCTAATATTAGCGTCCCCGATTCGTCCAATATCAAACTTGACCCTATCAGTAAACGATAGAGTAGATCGAAGTGCAGTTTGGATGTCGTTGTCTAGAGCAATTGCAGCAGTGGTTCTGATTTCCTCAAATCTTTCTAACTGTGCGCCGATAGCCTTCGACTCTTCAGTGAAGACTCTACTTCCATAATCAACAGCCTCAAGTCCGGGTCTTGGGATCTCGGGTAATGCCATTATCGATTCCTAGACTGCTCCTGTAGTCTTTGGTTCTCCTCTTCTATGTATTTAGTCAAATGCGCCACATACACTTCTCTTTCCCACGGAATCATATTTTCAATCTCAGTCAGGCTCCACTTGAAGTGAACCATCAACTCGAAATTGAGTTTCATCGTACTATAGAGAGAGTTGTGGATGAGGCATACTCGAAAAAATCCGAGAGACCCTCCAGTTCGTAGACACTCTTCTTTTTACATTTAGGACATTTGAACTCAATGGTGTGTTTTAGCGTTGGGATGTTCTCGAAAAACTCAACAATCTTCTGAAATGCCGCTGAGGGAATAGACTCAACAAACTTCTCTAGTTCTTCTCTTGTGTGATCTTTTGCGGGGTAGATTTCATTTTCATCATAAACGGATTCAATGCAATCCACGATCATTCCGACGATTGTGTCAGCAGACTCTCTCACATCCTCATACTTTTCAGCCTCTTTGATCGTTGGATATCTTAGAGTCAAACCAAGACTCTTGTCGATTTCAATGACTCTTGACTTTTCATCGGGAACGTCAATCTTGACATCTTCAAGATCTAGATTCACCGTAACTTTTTCGCCGCACTCAGTATTTTTACAGGGGAGGATAAGTTCACACACCTCACCAACAGACTTCATTCTGAGATTGAGAAAAATATACTCGATATCGAAAAGTGGATATTTTTCTGCAACGACTTTCCCATCTGTGCAGGTCATAACAACGTCGGACATAGAGTTCAACATCGCTGCACCATCAGATGACTCAAGAGCAGAAAGAAGAACCTTTTCTTCTTTTACAAGAAAGGGTCTATAAGAAATCTTTTCTTTTGTTGATGGTATTGTAAGTTGATACTTGGGGGTTGATAGTGTAGGTAACGGCATTATTTACATCCTTTCATCATGCAAAGAAACCTTGTTCAATTCTACGGAAGGCAAACCCTACCTTCTGTTTCATATATGTGTCTCGCTGGTCAAAACCAAGTTGAATTGCATCTATTTGCTTTGGATAAACTTCAACGATTACACCCTCGTATACCGGAGACGTACCTGACTGATCATTGAAGATTTGTATTTTCAAATCACAGATATAGTCGTCGTAGTATGTAACATTGTTTGAGGAGGGATCGACAATAATATTCAACCACTCTTCAAAAAGAGTCTTGATTCTCATGTTGTCATCAAGACGAAAGTTTATGTCAATGTCACCTGCAAAGAGACGCTCATATGGCATCTCTCTTGGAGGACCGTAGACCCTAAACTCTTTACTCGCAATTTGAGATCCGGGGAATGAGATTTCTTCACAGGTATCAGATAGCAGTTTGTTTGCATCCGATGGAGAAAATCCAGCGGCTCCACAAGCCTCATCAAACCCCGGACCTGTAAACAAGATCTGGTATTTGTTTGGTTTGATGACTCCCTGCGATGTGACTCTTGAAAGAAAGTCTTCGATGTTGTTGCTCATACTGCGCCCTCTTCTCGTCGAGTTTCCGCCCAGACTTGTCTTGGTCCTGCTTTTCTAAATCTTTCAAACGGCAAATACAATGCAGTAAACCAGTCTGGTGCATCAATATGTATAACCCTTGATCGAATCCTTTTGATCAAATACTTCCGATAGCCAATTACTGCATTTTCAATTTCTTGATCCCTTAGAATTCTATCCAAATTGATTACCACTCTGGTGTTTTCCTTGAGAGTCGCATTTGTTCTGTTTCGGATCAGACCCATAAAGATTTCTTTTCTTAGTTTGGGCGGAAAGTAATGAAAGTTGATACCCTCGATGTATTTTTGATTGAAATTCGTACAGAGTATAAAAGGGAATCTATCGTAAAACTCCAAGTCATCGGCTGTTTTTGGAACGGGGTAGTACATCATATAAAACTCACCGATACGGAGTCTGTTTGTTTGTCTTGTTGTATCAGTTAGAATAGAGTTGATTGCTGTTCTGTCTGCACGATATTGCAAAGTGGCTCCAATCGTTCTTTCATACCACTTTGCAGTCTGATTCATGTTTTTCAGGTACTCACCTCTTCTACGAATGATACCTGCCGTTTTTGCAAGATCCTCGTATATCTCAAATATACTTTTCCCAGATTCCAACTCTGACTTGAAGATGCTCATGTAAACAACTCCTTCTCTGTGAGGATTTGAAACTTCCAACCTCGGGACTTAGCATACTGTTTTGCCGCTTCCCACTTTGCGGAGTTCATACCCCAGCGTGTTACCTCGTTGATGTAGGCTTTTGTGACACGTTCACGTTTCTTCGGTGGTTTGCACTGGTCAGATGGTTTTACTTCAATCAAGCGAGTCTCGACCTGACCATCCTTATTGTTGTATCTCACAACGAAGTCTGGATAGTATCTTCTCATGCGTCCATCGACAGGAGACTTGTATGGAACCACGATTTCCTCGGATCCCCATTCAGCAACAGCCTTATTTGTATCGAGAAAAACCATGAAACGTCTCTCCCATAGCGAACGATAGATAATGTTCGTGGGATCTCCAACATACTTGGAGGGGTTTTCTGGTCTGAATTTACCTTTATATGGCATACATATTATGTATTCTTCTCGGAGGAAAAAATATGCCCGCAAACTCTGATGCTGGAATTTATGCGTTTCCCGCTGACTTGATGAATGAAGGTCAAAGTCACTATATCCTATTTGATATCTTTTCTGAAGAGGCTGCAAGTCTCGGTGGTGGTAGTCGAAATGGAACAACCACACAGAACTCATCCGTTCAACAGGTTCGTCAAGAAAGAGCAGCAAACCGACCAAATACAGGAGCAGGTTCCGCGAGAGGTTCCTCTACCGGAGGCGCCCAAAGTCAGGATGCGAGGAATGAGCGAAGAAAACGAGCAAGAGAAGGTGGTCTCGGTGGTGCAGGTTCATCACTCGCAAACTATAAAAACGAAACTGTCACTAATACTCGAATGAGTAAAGCATACAAGAAAAATCAAGACAGTATCATCTTACCGATGCCGCAAAACCTAACAGTTAGTGACGGATGGAACTGGGAAATGGTTTCGTTCAAGAGAACTCTCGCAGGAGAGGCACTTGGTGCTATCGAGGGTGACTCTGCGGTTTCAGCACAAGTGATGAATAAGGTAGGTGGAGCAATCGGCAACTTCGTCACAGAAAACTCTGACAGGCTTTTTGAAGCACAAAACCGAACTGCTTTCAACCCTAGAAAAGAGGCATTGTTCTCAGAACCGAATGCAAGGAACATCACCATCGAGTATGACTTTGCTCCAAGAAATCAAGGGGAAAGTGAGGCTCTTAGAGACATCATTGGATTGTTCAAGATCCACGCTGCTCCAAAAAGAATCGAAGGATCCACCACGCTCATGGCATATCCCTCGGAGTTTTTGCTTACGTTCTGTGGTGGAAACGGAGAAAATCAGTTTGTCGCAAAGTTTGGTAGATGTGCTTTGAAGTCTATTCAAACATCGTATACAAACGCTGGGGTAGCATCATTCTTCAAAGATACAGACGCACCCACACACCAAAAAATTACACTAGAGTTCGGTGAACTCGAACTCCTAGACAGAGATCACTACAAGGATGGATATTGATGTATTTCGATAAGTTTCCACTAGTGCAGTACGATATCAGTAAAGACGGTAATGTTCGTCTTGCAACTGATATTCTAAGAAGAGTCGCATTCAGAGAAAAGGTTCTTGAGCAAGCAGGTTTGTTCGAGGAATACTACGTCGAAGAGGGTGAGACTCCCGAAATCGTAGCGGAAAAAGTTTATGGTGATCCTGAGATGCATTGGGTTGTCATGCTATTCAATGAAATCATTGATCCAAAGTATGATTTTCCCCTCAGTGAAGCACAACTAGAAAGGTTTCTTGACAAAACTTATCCGGGTAAGGCATACTATCTTGACTCAAACACAGACAATGTGCCGGTCACTAAAAACTTTGTGGTCGGTGAAGATGTGTTCTTCGGTCTCAACAAAGGTCTTGTTCGAGAGTGGGATCCGGTTACCCAAAAACTAAACCTTGAGCAAGAAACAGGTTTGCTTTCAGTGGGTGATATTGTCACATCAAAAGACAAAGATGGCGCAGACTTTACCACAAGAGTAAAACGAGTCGTAGAGTTTCACAAACTAGGCTTGCATCACTTTGAAAACAATGGTGAGACCGCTGAACTAAATAATTATGCTTCTGCTCCAGACACCAATGGGATTCAGGTTCCACTTGGTCAAACCGGCGCAGGATCTTTTGCTTCTAGTGCAGTTTCTTTTTCTGATACGATTCTTCGAGGTTACATCAACAGTGTGACACCGACCACACATGTGATAAAAACAATCTCGGATGTTGCAGTAGAGGAAAATGATGCAAAAAGAAAAATACGTTTGCTCAAGCAAAGATACATTCCGCAAGTGGTAGATGAATTCAAGAGGCTTATGAAGGAAGTGAGATAAGATGGCAACTACAGAGTATGGAAAAAAATTCGATGATACTAATAAAGACGCATCACCCAGCGAGTATCAAGGCACTGATGACTTTCGTCTAAAGAGTCTAAAGATCACATCACCTAACGGTGGTTTCTTTGAACTCAAGAATGTTTTTGTCACGCTCAACATGTATCAAGACTTGTTTTCAAACTGCATGTCTGCGGATCTGACACTTATTGATACTGGTAACATCAAAAAGTTTTTACCAATCATCGGTCAGGAGGAAAAAGTTGAAATTGAATATGAAACTCCTGGCGCAGATCCCATCAAAGTAGAATTTTTCACTTACGGAATGCCGCAAAGAGTTGTAAACAACACAGGTCGAAAACAATTGTACATGATGAAGTTGGTGTCTGAAGAGACTTACATGGATTTGCAGACTAAATTTAGCAAGTCTTACAAGGGACCAGTAAGCGATACTATCAAGAAAATATACGATGAAAAACTAAAGATCTCCAAGGATCTAACCATCGACATTGATAGCGAACCTCAAGACAAAAGATACATCATACCCTACTGGTCACCACTACAGGCAATAAATTGGCTAACTCAAAGAGCAATACCTTCGGACAACCCTGAAGCATGTAACTATGTCTTTTACGAAACGGTAGACTCAAAAGAAGGTAAGCAAAAATTCATTTTTACCACAATTGAAAAACTGCTGAAAGATCAAACCAAGCCTGTTATGGATTATCTCTATAGACCCACTAAGCAAAGAGATAAGCCTGATGATACTCGGGTCACTGCGATTGACTATCGAAACATTTATGAGATCAAATTTCTAGAAGAGGGTGATAGACTAGATGAGATCGCCGGTGGTCGCTATGCGTCTACTTTGCTGGTTCACGATATCATCACCCAAAAGTTTGCAGGGAGAGAAGAGGACGGTCTTGCTTGGGAGGATGGTGGTCCTGCCTATTCGTTCAAACTAAAAGACGAATATGATAAGACGGAGCATGTTGAAAAAGAGTATCCCCTATCGAGAGAGAATGACAAGTTCAGTGACACTCCCCTTGCTAACTTTACATACAGACCAAAACACTTTCAGATGTACGATGATGTTGACAATAATGATGAAAGCGAAAAGTGGATTCTAAAAAGAAAGTCTTTCATGAAGGGTATTGGTATGAAAAAAGTCCTACTGCAAGTTGCGGGTGACTCTCGCTTGCAGGTTGGAAACGTGATCTTTTTGGATCTCGCTGCGGTTCAAGCAACCGTCAACGGAGAGGATGACCTAGATAAATATGAATCGGGAAGATATCTAATCACTGAATTGAATCAAAGTCTAAGTTATGATGGACACCTAATGTATTTGAAAGTTGTGAGAGATTCTACAGGAGAGCCTGTCGCTGATAAGTCGAGTGATTACCGAAAAGACCAACAAGGAGGAGGCGGATATTCTGCCTAACTAAATGCTACACTTTTCAGAGTTCAACGAAATCACGGATAAACTGACACAACTTGACGAGAAGATGATCGTCATCGGTGGTGGTAAGAAGTATGGGCAGATTGTGTTCCTTGCTGGTGGTGCTGGATCGGGTAAAGGTTTTGCAAGAGACAATTTTCTTGACGCAGGTAAATTCAAGATTCGAGATGTAGATGAACTCAAGCAGGCTTTTCTTACACTGCGAGACAAGAATAACTTGTACCCAGAACTCAAAGGTCTCGATCTAGCGAAACCAAAAGATGTTTTCAAACTTCACAAGTTTGTAAAAGAAAAGGGAATCAAAGACAGAACTCTTGATCTTCTTCTTACGAATGCAAAAGAAGGTAGACTTCCGAACATCATGTTTGATTGCACTCTTTCAGAAATCGAAGACATCACAGGTGTTCTTCCCGAACTTCTAAAGATGGGTTACCAACCAAGAGACATTCACGTTGTTTGGGTTCTCACCAGTTATCATATCGCAGTGCAACAAAATAAGTCAAGACCTAGAATTGTTCCCGATGACATTCTACTCAAGACGCACGAAGGTGCTGCACGAACGATGTTTGAACTTCTCTCTGGCAAGATTCCAAACGGAGTAAATGGTGGAGTCTATGTTATCCTTGGTGGTGCAAAGCATAGCGTGTTCTACACTGATCCAAAAACAGGTAAACCTCTAGACGGTCGTGACGGTAGAATCCTAATCAAAGATTTCAAGTATCTCAAGATGAAGGATCCCGGTAAGAAGATGGCAGATAACGCACTCTTCAACAGTGAGGTTTTGAATTGGATCAAAGGTAACGTACCGAAAACTAAGAAGACGAAAGAGATCTTTGGTTCGGGTCAAGACCTTATCACTAAACTTTCCGAGGAAGTGAAACTGCCTGAAATTTATTGTGACATGGACGGTGTTCTTTGTGATTTCATCAAGGGTGCATCCGAAGTTCTCGGTCATGATTTTAGAGACTCACGATACTTCGATAAAGAAGGTAGAGATAAGAAAGTCGAACTTACCGATAAGGAACCAAATCTGTTTAGAAAACTAGACTGGATGCCTGACGGAGAAAGTCTTTACAGATTTATTAGCAAGTACAATCCAACCATTCTTTCTGCGTATGCGACTTGGATGCCGAAGAGTCCGCAAGACAAGCGAACATGGCTTGGTAAGAACACTCGCGTTCCGCGAAACAAGATGTTCATGGTTCAAAGACATCAGAAAAGAGATTACGCAATCAAGAACGGAGAGCGTAATATTCTGATTGACGACCACCCAAAAAATATCAAAGAATGGGAACAAGCAGGTGGTATTGGTATTCATCACACAACGGCAAGCAATACGATTCGTAGACTAAAATCATTGGGGTTCTAAGTGAAAAGACAGTTTGTAGGAAGTGAAGAGTTTTTCTGGTTTATGGGTGTTGTCGAAGATGTCAACGACCCACTGTTTCTTGGTCGCTGTAAAGTTCGCGTTCTAGGTTCACACTCAAAATCAAAAACGGACATCCCCACGGAAGATCTACCTTGGGCGATGCCGATCCAACCCATCACAAGTGCAGCAAGAAGTGGTAAGGGTCACTCACCCACAGGTCTTGTTCCGGGTGGTTGGGTCGTTGGTTTCTTTCGTGATGGACCGAATCAACAAGAGCCTATGATCATGGGTTCGGTTGGTGGTATCCCACAAGAAGAAACCGATATTGAAAATGGATTCACCGATCAGAGAGACCAAGATGCGTTGAAGTCAGATCCCCGTTCGGGACCACTGAAAGGAAATGGTTTTCATACCGCAAAGTATCCCACTGACGGTAACGGTGCCATTCTCATAAACGAAACTGAAGCAAGAAGATATCCACAGAAGGCTTACATTCAAGAGTCGGACACAAACCGTCTTGCGAGAAATGAGGCGATTGATCAGACTGTCGTTGAACTAAAGAAAGAGAATCAAGACAAAAAAGTAAAGACCGCAGACTTCACTGGAATTTCTAAAAAAGCAGGAATCGGTGGATCTACAAGCACAGAAGCAAATCGTGAAGGTGCTTGGTGTGAACCGCTCACTCCATATGGTGCAGAGTATCCGCACAACCATGTGTACGAAAGTGAGTCGGGACATATTCTTGAGATCGATGACACCCCGCAAAAAGAAAGACTTCATCGATACCACCGTTCAGGAACATTCGAGGAGTTTCATCCAAACGGCGATAGGGTTGACAAAGTAGTAAGAAGTAAATATGAAGTTGTGATGAGAAACGATCACATTCATATTGATGGATTCGCTTGTAAAAATATAGACAAGGGATACAAGATCAAAGTGAATGCAGATGAAGAAGGGAATCATCTTGACATACAAGTTGCCGCATCCGGTAATCTAAACATTGAGGTTACTGAGGGAAATCTAAACGCAAAGATCGGCAAGGGTGATGCGAACATTCAAGTAGAAGATGGAAACATGAACTTGCATGTCAACGGAAACTTTGATCACTATGTAAGCGGTGATTATAATCTAAGAGTTGACGGTCAACTCAGAACACAGTCTGGTGCTGATACAATTATGAACGCAGGACCAAACATCCATCTCAACCACCCCGGTTATGCAGGTGGTGGAGGTGGAGGCGGAGGTGGTTCTCTACCACCCTCCCCGGTCAGTGATGCCCTTGACAATATTCTACAGCGTGCGAAGGCTGCGGCAGCAGCGGCTAAAAAGATCATCAACCCATTCTAAGGAGAAGTCATGGTTTTCAAATCAGGTTACGATCCATTTCCAGACAAACTAAGACCTCAGTTCCCAGACTTCAAGATCAAGAATATCACGGGTGCTATATCTCTGCCTAGTGCTGCGTCAAAAATTACTAGAAACCCCTTGTGTAATAAAAATATTCTAAAGGGTGTTGACGGTATTGCGAGTCTTCCTGATGCAGCGGAGTCACTCGGAAAATCTCTGGGTGAGGTCGCTTCTGATCTTTCCCTTTTCGATGAGGACGGAAACAAAAAAATACCTGCTCCCTCCTTTGAAGATATGTTTAGTGGTCTACCAGAAATAACTGAATTAGCAAATCCAGAGTTTATTCTTGAGTCTCTTGGTCTTCCAACTGAGATTGATCCTGAACAAGTTGTAACTGCTGCTGCTGATGATGTTTTGAGACAACTTGATATCGATAATCCTCTTGCGGAACTTTGCAAGGAAGTTGATCAAGCAGCACAAGACGCACAGCAAACTCTACTTACACAAACTCCTACGCTACCCAATATAAATAGTCTGATACCAACCACGGAGTTACCCAGTTTTGGTGCGATAACTGACAGGATACCAAGAGCAGAGGATCTAATTTAGTGCAACCTTTTGATGAAGACATAATTATACCAGAAGACAACATTAGTAACTTCCAACGGGAGGCTGCTTATCTATTGGTAACTGGTAAAGGTCTCAAAAATCCCCTCGCTACCAAGATTGAAAGAGCAAGAGGATGTGTCCAAAGACAGATCGATGAATTCCAACTTATCATCGATACGATTGAATCCGGCATTCAAAGTGCAGAGGGTTGCTACCAGTGTGGAGACTTTCCGCTTCAGTGTGCCATTGAGGTAAAAGCAAAACTCGAAGAGTTGATGTTTGAAATTGATCTCCTTGAGATTCATACAAACCGTGTTTCGGGTGCAGATCAAAATCGTGTAGATGAGTTTCTTTCTCGTCTAACTCTTGCGGGTCAATACACCCG